AACAAATACCTTGACCTTTTAGAAAAAATCAAATATAATTAACTATGACTATTGAGATATTAGAAAATAATCAAGAATTTGACTATATGCTTTTCAAGTCAAATTACATTGCGGATAACTTGAACGAAATTCTACAACACACCGATGTCTTAGCAAAAACACTACAACAAAAATTAGAATCGGCGAGTTCTAACGTAACCTGGTTATATAAAGAATATAATGTATTTGCCTACGCTTCGGGTAGTTCTGCATATTTTTCAATCTACAGAGATTTAATCAAATGTATTGATGTATTTTGTGAAGAGTATCAAGTACCCACCCATAATCTTTGGATGAGAAACTGGTTAAACTTTCATAACTATGACGAAGTGTTAGAACTACATGGCCATGAGGTAATGAATCATGGATATGTTTCTATTGAACCGCAATCGACCGAAACAATATTTGTCGACGGATATGGTATTGAAAAATATAAAATTGTTAATCAGCCTGGTCAAATTTATCTAGGACCGGGACGACGGAATCATTATGTAAAAAATTTACAACCGTACAGTAACAAAAGAATAACACTGGGGCTGGATTTAGAAAATACAATTGTACCCGGAATCAATCTAGGCTGCATGCCAGTTATAGTATAATGGAATATTAAATGAAAATTAAAAAAGTAACAATTATTGGAGGCGGCTCTTCTGGGTGGATGACTGCGGCCACGCTGGCTAAATTGTGTCCTCACATTGACGTTACAATTGTTGAATCAAAAAATTATCCAACAGTTGGTGTGGGCGAATCTACACTAGGTCACATTAATCGATGGTTCGACATGCTTGGTATCACCGACGAAATGTGGATGAAAGATTGTAAAGCAACTTATAAAAACACAATTCGATTTACTAATTTTAGACAAAACGATGGATCCTACTTTGAGTATCCGTTCGGAGATTGGGATTTAAGTTACAAACATAACGGAATCCACTCATGGTCAGAACTTGCAGCGGTTTTTCCAAAAGAGTTCCCTCCAGAAACGTTTGCAGAGTTTATGAATACCAGTAATACGCTGCTGGCTAAACACAATCGCCAAACAAAAAATACCAACGGTAGACTTAGACATTTTAATTTTAAGTTTGATACTGCTTACCACATGGATGCTACCGCATTTGGCCAATGGCTGAAAAATAATATAGCATTGCCCAACGGTGTTACTTTAATACATAATGAAGTTGATTCCTATGTTAAAAACGATCTAGGCGAAATTACAAAATTAATCTGTGTTGATGGTACTGAGTTGGCTTCTGATCTATGGATTGACTGCACAGGATTTAAATCTTTACTTTTAGAACAGTGGATGGGGCAGGAATTTGTTGGGTTTGAAGATCATCTGGCAAATGATAGTGCATGGGCCGGACCAATTGAATATGCCGATAGAAAAAATGAAATACAAAATACCACAAATTGCACAGCATTAAACAATGGGTGGGTATGGAATACCCCATTATGGTCTAGAATTGGAACAGGGTATGTATATTCCAGTAAATTTATTGATAAAGATTCTGCTTTGATAGAATTTAAAACACATCTTAAAGAAAAGTTTGGAAAAGAACGAGTAGAAAAAACAGAGTTTAGACATATTGATATTAAACACGGTTACAGAAAAAAAGGCTGGGAAAAAAATGTGGTAGGAATTGGGTTGTCGTATGGATTTATCGAACCGCTGGAATCAACTGGACTATTAACCACTCATGAAAACTTAATTCGATTAGCAGATATGCTAAATCGACGTGACGGCTATCTTACTAAATCAGAAATTAACGGTTACAACTTTGTAGTTGAAACTATCCTGTTAGGATTTAGAGATTTTGTAGCAATGCACTACGGACTTTCAGAAAGAACTGACACCCCGTATTGGCATTGGTGTACTCAAGTTAACAATTATCAGCCAGATATGTTTGACAGATACGTGTTAAAAGAAGGAGGGTGGACCGCAATGCTCAGCAACTTAACCATGAGTAATACCTATCCAGAAAACATGCCGGGAGCAACTTTTATTACTGCAGGACTTGGCATTCGGTCAACATCAACCAAGCAAATTGTTCAGTCAATTTTTAATCTACATAAAATTGATTTGCAGATTCTAACCGACGAAAAATTGAAATATTACGAATATAAAAACAACGTAGAAAAATATATTAAAACTTTGCCCACACATTATGAGTTTTTATTGAATAACATTTATCACGAAGATGAATATGCAAAAAAAGTATAAAAATTTATATGCTAACGGAGATTCCTTTGTGTTCGGAATGGAAAGTATAGAAGATTTTTCTAAAACAATTGAAAACAAAAACTTTGCATTTCCAAAATATCTTCATGATATGCTGGGATGCTCTACATATGTTAATAATGCCTACAACGGAGCATCCAATGATTTTATTTTTAGACGAACTGTGTTTGATCTAACTACCAAAAAATTACCTCCCGAAGAAACATTTGTTGTTATTGGCTGGACCAGCCCACATCGAATTGATGTAGACGGTAAGGGGTTTTTTAGTCAAATTCCTAATTTTATTCCAGACCCGGCCAGCCCCGAAGGCCCTGCTGCCTGCGCAGAATTCAAAGATCATCAAATAATGTTTGTTAATCCGGGAATTATTTTAAATTTTATCAAAGACAATATTAAAATCGATGCCAATAAAGAAATTATAGAATGGTGCGCAAAGTATATTTGGACTGATAATCTACAAGTTCCGCTAATAGAATCTAAAATTATTGCATTAGATCATATGCTTACTCAGTTGGGATATGATCATATATTTGTAAACACTGTGATAAATTTACCTTATACTGATCACCTAGACCCCAGCTGTAAAAATTTTTACAAAATTGAGTCTGATTCATTTTATCAATGGGCATTAAAAACTTATCCTGCCGAACATCGTGCATGGAATCACTTTAGTTTTCTAGCACATAAGAGCTATGCTGAAATTCTTTTTAATTATATACAATCACGTGATGAATAAAAAAACAGTATATGCTAACGGAGATTCCTTTGTGTTCGGAATGGAAATTCTAGGAGATGACAGTAGAGATCCTGCTAATAAAGATTTATCATTTGTTAAAAAAATAGCTGATAGCATGAGTGCAGACTACATCAATAATGCATACAACTCAGCTACCAACGAATTTATTTTTAGAAAAACATTAATTGATCTAGAAAAATTAAAGCAGGACGGAATCGCCCCAGCAGATGTTTTTGTTATCATTGGATGGACTGCTTTACATAGAGAAGAAATTGTTGGAAAGTATCTATTAGACTATTATCATGCAGGCTATTCTTACAAATTTAAATCCGATAGTCAAGAATATACCGACTTTGGTACATTTTTTATTAGTCCCAGCCATTCTCAAAAAATGCGAATTGTAGCAAACGGCACGGTCCAAACTATCGATCTTATAGGACCAGCCGCTGAGTTTTGCTCTATGTGTTTGTGGGATGACGATTTTCAGCAAGAAAAATTAGAAACTAAAATTTTAGCTCTTCAAAACTATTTAGAACATAACGGATACCGATATATTTTTATTAATACCTGCTGTACATTGGGCTCCAGCAAGTTAATAAATTTTGATTCTCCTAAATTATTTCAGTTTAACACAAGTTTTTTTGATTGGGGTAAAAAATATTTTCCAAATTCGTTAAAACTAAAAAATCATTTTAACGAAACAGCGCACATAGCGTTTGCAAAGTTAGTGATTGACCACATTAACCAGAATAGTTTATAATTAAAATATTAGCATATAAATATCAGTCAGGACACAACAAGGAATCATATGAAAAAAGTGTTTTTTATTAACGGCGGAGCAGGCAGAGTTATTGCCAGTATTCCTGCTTTGGAAGAAAGTGAAAAGCGTGGGGAATTAGCAGGCATTGTTTGCGAAGGTGGGATGGAATTCTATCTAGGACATCCTGTGTTACAAAACAAGGCATGGGACGTTAATCACAAAGGATTGTTTCCAGATTTGATTCGAGATAATGTATGCGTTAGTCCAGAACCCTATCGCGATCACGAATACTATAATCAAAAATCAAGCCTACAACAAAGTTTTTGGTACGAAATTGTTGGTGAACGATTGACTGAAAATAAACGTCCTAAGATCGTGTTGAATAAACAAGAAGAAATGGCAGCCTTAGAAGTGCTGAGCCAGGTACGAAACACCCATCAAAAAGAAAAAACAATTGTAATTCAACCGTTTGGCCGAAGCAGTCAAATGGGGGCTGGTATTGTTTATGATGGCAGCTCTCGTAGTGTAGAGCAGGCAACCTTTATGGAGCTTGTTGCAGAGTTATCCAAAGAATATAATATTATGTACATGGGGGAACACAAATTAGAAGTGGTTAACCTACCAATTTTTCAACCCAATGAACAAATGCCGTTGCGTATTTGGGCAGCAGTTATTGAGGCTGCAGATTATTTTATTGGGTGCGACAGTGTGGGACAGCATATTGCTCATGCATTTGACAAGCCCGGTACTGTAATTTGCGGATCAACATTTCCTATCAATATTACATATCCTGAACATTTTAATATTGTCGAAAAGAAAGATGTTGAAAGAACATACAGTCCGATTAGGATTGCTGGATTTGGATCCGAAGAGGCTGATAGACTTAATGATGCGATCATGAACTTTAGTAAAGAAGAACTAAAGGGCATCATTGATAATATCAAAAGTCACATTAAGAAAACTGTAAAATAAGGAAATAATATGTGGTTATTAGGAATCAATGTAGGGCACAATGGCGCAACTGCATTGTATCATAACGATGAACTAATTTATTATATCGAAGAAGACCGACTTTCTCGATTAAAGTATGACGGAAACCCATTTTGCGGTATGCTCAAGGCATACGAATATACTGATAAAATTGATTACATTGTAATATGCGGAACAAGAAATGCCTTTGGTATGGTTCCTTGGACCGGCGAAGACGCCTATACTTGTCTAATTCGAAAAATGCAACCGGGACATCCAGTTGAGACAGTTAAATTAGGTGACGATCATCATCTTACACATGCATATACTGCATTTTACAATAGCGGATTTGATAAAGCAGCAGCACTTGTAATTGACGGTGCAGGTAGCGGGTGTCGAGCAAGCCAAGAATTAATGCATCAAACATGGGAAGTTGAATCAATTTGGTCAATGGGATACCCAGCTGTACATCAATGCCATTACAAAAACTATGGCACAAATTTGGTTGATAGTTTCAGTATTAAAGAAGAAGATTTTGATATTGAAATTTCTGACATGCATGGCATTACAAAAAGCTACGAAGCAGTAACGCAGTTTTTAGGATTTCATGCCATTGAAGCTGGTAAAACTATGGGATTGGCACCTTACGGAAAACCAAACGATTCAATTAAAATTCACGACGGTCGATTCAACAACAGGTCGTTTATTAAACCAAATTAC